CATTAGAAATGTCTGGATAGGATGAGGTATATGGCGACTACATCGAGTATTGACTCTGGTGCTATGGATCGACGTATCCAGTATGTCAGAGAGGTAGAGTCGCAGAGTACTGCAGGGCGGATCTCGTCAGCTCGTCAGGTCGTTGGTGTAGATCGAGCGCACAAGATGTATAAGTCCGTCGATGAGTCGATGACTAAAGCTCCGCTTGAGCTGAGCACCGCTATGGTGTACTGGTATGTGAGGTATCGTCGCAATCTACAGATTACCTCTGGTATGATCGTCGTCGAGCTTGATACTGGTGATGAGTATGCTGTGGAGGGAGAGCCTGTTGATGATGGGCGTAGACAGATATTGCAGATTGCTACTAAGCGAGTAGACTGATGAGTGACATCGCTATATATATCGATGCGGATGGAGACTTTAATCAAAAGGCCGCTAAGCTGATGCGTAAGCTCAGACCATCTGAGTTGCGCAAAGTGATCAAGCGAGCTGGTAAGATCTACCTGTCCACGGCCAAAGGAAAAGCGCCTAAGGCCAGCACGAATGTTGATCGCTATAGCGGTGGAGCAGTTGTGGCCACATATTTCAGAGGTAATCTAAGACGCTCCATACGAGCTATAGGCAGTTTAAGGCGGCTTAAGTCTGGTGTCTTGTTTGGGCCAGATGCGTCACGGACTAAGACAGGTGACTTTAAGGGGCGCAAGGTGGATGGGTGGTATGCACCATTCGTGGAATTCGGGACAAAGTACCAGACGGCGCAACCATTTTTAGCACCAGCATGGGAGGCGTCACGGGCAAGGGTGTTGGCGCAGATTATTAACGAGACAAGGAGGCTCATATGATAAAGATTGATGAGATCATATTTCAGGTTCTCACGAGTGATGAGTCGCTAAAGCAGCTCGTAGGATCTTATCAGAGCGGTGACAATACGATATACAAGTTTTTCTCAGCGCTACCGACGCTCAAGGAAGGTACGAAAGCGGACTTCCCGATTGTCGTCTACAACTACGCATATCAGGAGGTGCCGCTCAAGGTGTCCAGCTTTAAGCAATATGATGTGATCGTAGAGACTCACGCCATACACAAGGTTGACACGGGCGCTATGGATATAGCGAATGCGCTGGCAACGTTACTGCACGACTATCGAAATAACAATATAAATGGCGTCTCTGTACAGCGGATCACATTGCAACAACAGCAGATGATCCAATACGATGCAGATGAGGCGCTTGAGGTGTGGTTTGTGCCACAGGTTTATAGGATGAGGATTAATACCAGGTCATAAAAAACAATGAGTTATGTCAGGATTTAGGATACGAATAAAGGAGAAAATCAAGTGGGTCAATGGGAATACGCTGGCTGCTGGTCAGTTGGTGGCGATCTCACGAAGCTCGATAGATACGGTAAGGGAGCGATATGGTGATAGTGTAGAACTCATCAATTACCCTATCCCTAAGGGACCGTTATCGGTGGAGTCGGAGGCGTGGGAAGATCATGCCTCTGATGAAGAAGAATAAGCTATTAATAAATCTCACTAAATAAATACACTATATGGAAATTGTAAATGTTCGGGACTTTGCGCTCTACAAAAAAGTAGATGACGTTTGGGTTCCTTTTGCGTGTCAGGAGAATGCATCGATCAATGTTTCTCAGGCTGTCAGGGAAATTATATGTAAGCTGAATGGTGGGTGGAAAGACTTTCGCTCAGGCATCAAGGAGTGGGCTGTCTCTGGATCGGGTCTTCTTGCCTATGTATCTTCTGGTGAAACTCCTACGGAGGTAGATGCTTTTGACATTCTTGAGACTCTTGAGGAAGGTGATATGGTTATGGTTAGGATGGATTTTGGTGTTACGGGATCCAAGTACTTAGAAGGGACTGCTATAGTGCAAACATTTGGATTAGATAGTTCAGGCGGTGACTCTGCTAATGCCACTTATTCGCATGAGCTGCAGGGCGCAGGTCCATTAATCGTAGGAATTATACAATAATGGATAAGACAAAGAACATCAAGACCATCGAGATCTCTGGCAAAGAGTTCCAGTACCTCATGACTAATGTCGGACTGTCTCGATGGTTGAGGGAAAAGCACAATCTAAAGTTTGTTCAGATAGGTTCATGGTTGCAAGATGACCCTGTAATCAATTCTGCAGAGATGATTGTGGAGGGTATTAATAATGCCTTGGAGGCTAATGGTAATGCTCGCAGTTATACAGTGGATCATATAGATGTCCTGATCGGTAGCGATATGAAAGCTACTGAGGCGATGGTTGAGTTCATTATGGTCACTCACTTAGGAGCTGATGAGGAACAGCTTAAGGAAGCAAAGAATCAGGCGGCTCAGGAGATGACGACTCAGGAGTCGCCGACGACAGAGGATTAACACTCTCTCGACTCAAGATTATATATATCGCAGAGGTCGGTGGTTCTGCTGCTGATTTCTGGGATATGTATAGCGGCGAGGNCATTAACCATTATCGTCAAGTCGCTGAACGTCGAGAGCAGGCAGCGTATGAACGAATAAGGTTGCAGGCATTCTGGGCGCTACAGCCGTACAGCAAGAAGTTAACGACGCCTCAGAAATTAGTGAGGTTCGAATGGGAGAAATCGCAGGTAGCGCATGTGTCTACCGAGGATAGACTGGCCGTAATTGAGAGAATTAGATTGAGAGATCAGAAAATCGCAAACAAACCGTGAGTAAAACACTTGCCAATCTTAACGTAATAATTGATGCCAAGACGAAGGGCATTGAGAAGAAATTAAACCGTGTAGNTTAGGATTAATAAGTGGTCTCGTAAGATGACGAGACTTGGCACTGATCTAACGCAATCGGTTACGTTGCCGCTGGTGGCTATCGGTACGGTAGGACTCAGGAGTTTTGACAAGCAGGCTAAGGCGCTTGCTCAGGTCGAGGCAGGGATAAAGTCTACTGGTGGAGCTGCAGGGTTCTCGGCAGATCAGTTATCAGCTATGGCTGCTCAATTGCAATCGGTATCCATCTTTGGTGATGAGGATATTTTGCAAAAAGTAACATCTCCATTGTTGACGTTTACTAAGATTCAGGGCGATGTATTCGCCGACGCTCAGCAGAACGTCCTCGACTATTCCAGTAAGCTCAATATAGATCTACAGTCTGCGGCGCTTCAAGTAGGTAAGGCGCTCAATGATCCGGTTAAAGGAATCACTGCATTGGGTCGAGCTGGTGTACAATTCAGCGATGATCAAAAACAGATGATCAAGTCGCTCGTAGAGACTGGCAAGACGGCTGATGCTCAGCGTATTATACTCAAGGAATTGGAGACGCAATTTGGCGGCTCTGCTCAGGCTGCTGCTGATGCTGGTTTAGGGCCGATGCAGCAGTTTAAGAACACCATGAGTGACATGAGTGAGCAGATCGGCGAGATGCTATTGCCATACCTCACTAAGTTGACTAAGTGGTTGCGAGGTGTAGCGCAGCGGTTTAACTCGCTTGATGAACAGACCAAGAAAAATATCGTCAAGTTTGGACTGATTGTAGGGTCTATCGGTCCAGTGCTTTTGATCCTCGGTAAGTTATCGAGTGTGGCGGTGGTATTAATCAAGGGCGTCAAGGTCTTGTCTACTGTCGTCAGAGGTCTTGGTGCAGCGATGGCATTCTTGACGTCTCCTATAGGATTGGTTGTTGCGGCTGTAACCGCCTTGGGTGCATTAGCTATTTACGTTACTAAGAACTGGACATCCTTTAAGGCAGTCTTTAGCAATATCTGGACGACTATTAAGAATACGGTGGCAAAGGGTATGAACTTCGTGACCAAGCAGATTAACCGGGTAGCGGACTTCTTGGGTATTGACTTTCTAAAGATAGACAGTGAGCCGATCAAGGCTCAGGATCTAATCGATGTACCGTCGTTCAAGTCTGTAGGTAAGGTATTTGATGAGGTCAAGAGTGATATAAGCGACTTCTTAGGATTCTCATCATCTGCGGCGGCCAGCACTACTTCATCTATCGATCTCACGCCAAATGTACCGACAGGGTTGCCGTCTGCAGGTGGCAGTGCTGGTTCGGGTGCAGGGGGCGGTATAGTTGATCAGGCTACTCGTAGTTTTCAAGGGGTGACGGATATGCTCGATCGTATACCGATTAAGATGGTAGAGACCACAGAAAAAATTACGGCTCAGTTGCCAGCGATGACTGAACCTTTTAACAGGGTTGGTGAGGCGATCAGTAATAACTTTCAATTGATATCTGGTACGCTGTCACAGATGTTCTCTAATGCATTTGATAGTATCGCCGAGGGTGGCAAGTTGTCGCTCAAGTCATTGCTCGCTCCGATAGGTGCGTTAATCAAGCAGCTTGCTGTTGCAGCGCTTACGGCGTTTGTCTTGTCAACTCTGTTGGGCGGTATAGGCATTGCTAATATCGGTGGTAAGGCTGCTAATTTCAAGAGTATTTTCTCGGGTTTGTCGGGTCTTTCCTTTTTTGAGGGAACTACACGTACACCAAGTGGCAATCTCGATAGCAATGGTGGCTTCATGGCTAAGCTGCATCGTAATGAGCGTGTGATGCCTGAGCGGCTTAATAAGATGATAGGCTATGGGGTCAGTAATGCTGAGTTGGCTATGGGTTATCTGGCCAGCAAGTCAGGTCGAGGATTGTATAATGGGTCGGCCAGTGTTGGTAACGTGTCCGCTGTTAGCTCGTCGGTAGTTGGAAGCGCTGCGCAGCAGGGTGGCGCTGTGAGATTTGAAATACATGGGCGTACGCTTGTGGGTATCCTTGAGCAAGAAAGTTCACTCAAGCAAGCATACGGCTAATGGGTTTGCTGCTACAGTGCGCATATAATAACTTAGAAAATTCTCGTCGGTATACGGTCGAGGTTTACGATGATGAGCATAGTGGCGATGCTATTGATTTTGATATGCAAGGTGGTGTTGTTTACACATTCGAGGGTGTGTCGAGAAATGCCTATAAGTGGATTATGCCTACGACTGCCTCGTTGGTGATGGATGTCGCTAAGGAGGGTCAGCTTGATTTTATCCGTGCGCTCCAGGTAAGCGATGAGGGTCGCTTTTGGTTGAAGATTCTTAAGGATGGGGTTGTCGATTTCATTGGTGATATTGCTATTGATCAAAGTAGTTATCCTGATGTAGGTTTGGCGACGGGTATTAGCTTTTCGATCGGGGCGGTAGATGGATTGGCTCGACTTAAGGATGTGCCGTATGAGGTGGCGGCGAGTCAAAACTTTATCAATCAGCAGCAAGATGGCCGCTTTAGAGTTGCCCCGACTGCTGGACTTTTTTACCCAGATATACATTCGTCGAGAGAGTCAACGAGTCCTCACCGAGACTTTGATAACGTTCGTCCATGGTTTTTCATCGAAGAGGATCATGGAGGAGGATTTGATACGACAAGCCGCTCGTTCAAAGGTGTTGGGCGATTTCATATAAAGGCTTTTGTGTCCATATTTGGAGATATCACGGCATATGTGGCGGAATATGGTGATAGGTTGCTTGAATTTTCCAACGGGCTGCCTATTCAGCAAGTGTTGTTTAAAATAGATGTAAATGGCGATACCATTATACTCGATGATCAGGAATTGCTATTTCATTTCTATGACGAGGAGGCTGATACTGTTACCTCTGCTCGTGTAACGGCGAGTATCGATCTTGAAGGGGTGGAGCTTAGAGAGGGCGAGGAGTTGATCTTGGAGTATGTATGGCAGCACTTTCCTGCATTACGCATAGAAGAGCGAGGTGCGGCGGATTTTCATTTTGAAACAATAAGTTACTTTGAATCGATCGTCGATGGAAGTGTGAGTATTGATGTGGTTCATGCGTCTGTGCTTGAACATATCAGTCATATGTTGAGGCAATTGCCGAGGTATGGCAGCTACGATAGTGATCATCCGTTATTGGGCGTATTTATGCCTCATGTAGAAGATAACCAAGGGGACATGAGAGGCGAGGTTTATACAGGCTTGCCGTATAATGCATTTGTCACGGACTTTACCACTTCGCCTGCGACGGTGTTGTCTGTCTATGATTCGCTTATAGAGATTTGTAAGCTGTTTAGTGGTCAGTTGTCTTACCGATCTGGTCAATATCTGCTGTATCCGTTTCATGCACCTAATCAGTTCCATTTATATAGTAGAGATTTTGAGTATATCGGGTTTGAGGAAAAGCCTTTTAGCTCTTTTCCTATGCAGTGCGTGGGTACACATAGTATATCCTATCTCGCAGGGTTGAGATCTTATCAGTTGTGTTTTACTCGGTTGTCTACGCTCAATATATTGAGTGGTGTCGGCTCGTACTTCCCGATGGTCGATGCGGCGGAAACGCATGTCACTGATGATGTAATTATTGATGCGGTGCCGTATCGATTGGATATAGTAATACGTATAACTGCGATATTGAAGCATGGTCAATTGCTTGCTGTCGAGGAAGATGGATATCGCTGGCGGCATGGATTCAAGGCGATATTAAAAGCCGGCAATGATTACATCACGGCTGTTAATATC